ATATGAAACCTGGTGAATATAATCCACCACACATTCATTCTAATTGTGATTTGTCTAGTGTATTATTTATTTCTATTCCTGAAAAACTTAAAAAAGAAAATAAAAAATGGCATGACTCAAAATCAGGAGGACCAGGTTCTATATCTTTTAACACGGCCTTCACTGGTAATTTTTATAACGCTGGTGTAGAACAGTTTCCTGAAGAAGGAGATTTCTGGATGTTTCCATATAGTTTGATTCATTTTGTTGCTCCATTTAAATCTAAGTGTGAAAGGATTTCTGTAGCAGCAAATTTTGATGTTAGGTAATTATGTTTACAAAAGTTAATTATTATTATTTCGACAAACTTTTTACAGAAGAGTTTTGCGATAATGTTATAAATGTAGGTAATGCTTTAAAAGATCAAGAAGGTATTATTGGTTCTAATGGAGAAAGAAACGCAGGTGGTAAAGATTTAAAAGTTAGAAACTCAAACGTCGCTTGGATAACTGATTTTAAAATTTTACAAGGTTGTAAGGAGGCCATGCAAGAAGCTAACAGAAGAGCTAATTGGAATTTTAATTTAGATTTAAATACAGATCTATCTGCTCAGTTTACCAAATATAGTAAAGGTCAATTCTATGATTGGCACTGTGATTCTTTTCAAAGAGATGGTAGAAATAGAAAACTTTCTTTTACTTTAAATTTATCACACCCTTCAACTTATGTTGGAGGAGAGTTTGAATTTGATTATAGAGATACCAAGAAAGGATCAAGAATAGAAACAGTTAAACATGTAAAAGACAAAGGGTCTTGTATAGTTTTTCCTTCTTATATGTGGCACCGAGTTCGTAAAGTTACCAAAGGAACAAGATATAGTTTAGTGGTTTGGTTACAAGGAGATTCATTTAAGTAATGGAGATTAAACAAGATTTATTATTTTGCACTCCTCTTTGGAGATTAAAGTTAGAGGAACATGTTAAATATTTAAATAAGATCTGTGACCCTTATATAAAAAATAAAAGAAAAGATAATATGACACAAATAAAAAAACAAAAAACTTTTCATAAAAAAATGAAACAAGATATGGGATTGTCACATCATTCTTTAAATTTAATGTCTGATATAAATTTTAAATTCTTTATAGACATAGTTAATGATATGAGCCATAGATTCATGACTGACTCTGGTTTTAATATTGAAGGACATACACCTTACTTAACAGAACTTTGGGTGCAAGAGTTTTCTAAAAATGGTGGGGGACATCATTCTTTACACAATCATTGGAACCAACAAGTATCTGGTTTTTATTTTCTAAAAGCGTCTAAGAATACATCTTGCCCTAAATTTGTAGATCCAAGACCTGGAGCTTTAATGACTAAGATTTTACCTAAAAATCAAAAAGAAATTACACACGCTTCAAGCGAAGCTTACTATACAGTTTCTCCTGGAGATATGATAATATTTCCTGGTTATTTACCACATGAATTTACTTTTGATTATGGTATAGAACCTTTTAGATTTATACATTGGAATATGCAATATGTTAAAAACGTTTAATAAAAAGAAATACAAAATAATAAAGAAAGCAGTGTCAAAAGAGATGGCATCTTTTTTAACAGATTATTATTTTCTAAAACAACATGTGGCTGCTAAATTATTTTTAGATGGATACATAACGGCAGACAGACGTGATTGGGGATCTTGGGTTGACTCACAAAGCACATCTACTTATGGTTGTTACGGAGACATATCTTCTGAAACATTATTGCTTAATCTACTTCCTCTAATAGAAAAACATTCTGGTAGAAAATTATTACCTACTTATTCTTATATGAGAATATATAAAAAAGGCGACGTGTTAGCAGATCATAGAGATAGAGAATCTTGTGAGATATCTGCAACTTTAAATTTATCTGGTGAAAAGTGGCCTATCTTTTTTAAAGATGGAGATAAACCATCAATTAAAGTTTCCTTAAAACCAGGTGATCTAGCTATTTATAAAGGGTGTGAGTTAAATCATTGGAGAGAAGCTTTCGAAGGAGAGCACTGTGCACAAGTATTTTTACATTATACAAGAGAAGAAAATAAACATTTAGAATTTGATGGAAGAGGCATGCCAGGTTTACCTGGTGCTTACGGAATAGGACAACCGTTTAGATATGTTCAAGATCAAACGGATGTGCATGAGAACATGGACATATTAAAAAAAATGAAATGAAAAACGTAGATGTATTATTTAAAATACCTATTTTAAATTTTTCTATTGAAAATTTTAAACTTAAACAAAAACAAATAGAAAAAGTTTTAAAAAAATATCCTGAACATCGTTTAAATGGCCCTTTCTTTTCTAATCGAGGTCAAATAGATGTTCCTTTTATGCAAACTTTTATTGATATTTTTAAAAAAGAATTTGAATACATATCTGAAAATTTGCAATCTAATGTAGTTTTAAAAGATATATGGTCTAACAGTTATAAAAAAGGGGACTACCATATTCCTCATAACCACGGCTCAAGAGGTTATTCAGGAATTCTATATTTACGTCATGATGATAATCATCCTTCAACTATGTATTTTCAACCTTGGAACAACGTCAACGATGTAGGAAGATTTGAAACTCCTAAAGTTAAAGAAGGGAGTATGGTTGTTTTTCCAAGTTTTGTAGAACACATGAGTCGTCCTAATCCTATTAGTAAATATAAACGAATTATTGGTTTTGATTTAAACGTATGACTAAAGTAATTGATAATTTTTTAGAGCCAGAAAAATTTGCCATAATAAAAGAAATAGTAGGAGGGCCAGACTTTCCTTGGTACTACCAAGAATTTATTAACGAGTTTCATACTAAAAAAGATAAAGATTGTTATTTTACTCACGTGTTTTTTAACACTGCTGTAGGTTATAGCGCTTTCTATAATGCTGTTAAACCAATTGTAGCTAGATTAGGTCTTAGAGCACCTATAAGAATTAAGGGAAATTTATATCCGCGTACTAAAAAAATAGAAACACATAAATCACATATTGATGTATCTTATCCATCAAAGGCAGCTATTTTTTATATTAATACAAACAACGGCAGTACAATATTAGAAGATGGAAAAAAGATAGACTCTATTGAAAATAGACTATTACTATTTGATGGACATAAACCACACAGATCTACATCATGCACAAATGCAAAAGCTAGAATAAATATTAACTTTAATTATTTTTAAATGGAAAACCTGTCTTATTGGTATCTAGATAATGTTTTTAACAAAGCACAGTGTAAAAAATTAGTTACATATATTAAAAACAATCATGACGGAGTAGAATCTAAAAAAGATAAACCTAAAGATCTACAAGGTAATGTTATAAAAAATACACATACCGTATCAATACGATATAAAAATATTAAAAAATATTTAGGCGATGTTCCTGATTATATAAAAGATATAAATAGGAGAGAGTTTGGTTATATCATAGAAAAATTAGACAATGACTCTTGTATCTTAAATACTTACAAAGAAGGCGATTCATGTGGATGGCACAGCGATGCATCTAATAGTCCTTTATTTGACTGTAAGTTAAGTGTTACAATAGATATTTCTGATAAGTATGAAGGTGGAGAGTTCTACATTTTTCAAGGCGGCGAGAGACTAGTGTCTGAATTAAAACCTGGTAATTTAATTATTGCAAAATCTTATGTTAATCACAGAGTTGCACCAGTAACAAAAGGAGAGAGAAATACTTTAACTATATTTTTTAATGGTCCAAAAATGAGATGAGTATAGTTAAAAAATTTTCTAAATATTTAACAGCGATTGAATACCCAAAGAAAGAAACAACATGGAACATAGCTGGTATTTTAAAAGGTAAAAATGCTTTCTATAGATTTGATGTCAGAGAGATGTTTGAAATGCCAGATGGCACTCCAGCTCAAAGCGGACGTTTAAATACTAGGGCTGAAAAAATGGTTATTGAACGTGAAAAAGATTGGATAATTCTAGATTTAGAAGAACTTCATGAGTATATTAGAAGAGAGAATAAGACAGAGGTCTATGTAAATGATTTGATCTCTGATTTAGAATGGACTATATTTATGGCCAAAAAGTAGTATAATGGTATATTATGGCATTACAAAAAGTACAGTTCTTACCAGGCTTCAATAAACAGATTACAGACACTCAAGCAGAAGGTCAGTGGGTAGATGGTGATAACGTTAGATTTAGATATGGCACTCCTGAAAAAATAGGTGGATGGGAGCAGTTAGGAACTAACAAACTTACTGGGGCTGCTAGAGCTATGCATCATATAGTTAATAGTAGTGGAGTAAAATACTCTATCATAGGAACTAACAGAATTTTGTACGCTTACTCAGGAGGTGTCTTTTACGATATACATCCTATTGAATCTACAACTACTTTAACAAATGCTTTTAGCACGACAAACGGATCTACATCTGTAACTATAACTTTTTCTTCTGGTCACAGTCTTGCACCTGGAGACATAATATTATTAGACAACTTTACCACTATCACAGGATCTAATTATAGTGCTTCTGATTTTGATGATAAAAAATTTATGGTGACTTCAACACCAACAAACTTAACTTTAACAATTACAATGCCATCTGCAGAAAGTGGATCAGGTGCTACCACATCAGGAGGTATTAGAGTGCAATCTTATTATTCTGTCGGACCAGCTGAACAGCTACCTGGATTTGGTTGGGGCTTATCTTCTTGGGGCGGTGAAGCAAGTAACCCATTAACAACCACACTTAATGGAGCGATTAATGATTCTACAACAACTGTAGTTTTAACAAGCGTTGTTAACTTTCCATCATCAGGAACAAACTTTATAAGAATAGGAACTGAAGATATTTCTTACACTGGAATTTCTGGTAATACGCTAACAGGCGTGACGCGAGGAACGAGAGGCACTACAGCAGCATCTCACTCAGATGGTGCAACAATTACAAATGTTTCTGATTTTGTAGCTTGGGGTGAAACAGCTTCTGGTGACTTAGTTATTGATCCAGGACTTTGGTCTATTGATAATTTTGGTAGTAAAATTATTGCATTAATTCACAACGCACAAGTTTTTGAATGGAATGCAGATTTATCAAATGCCACTGCAACAAGAGCAACAATTATTTCAGGAGCACCAACAGCATCAAGAGATATGATCGTGTCCACACCGGACAGACACTTAGTATTCTTTGGAACTGAAACAACAATTGGTGACTCAACAACACAAGATCAAATGTTTATTAGATTTTCTAACCAAGAAGATATTAATACTTATGCACCTACAGCAACCAACACTGCTGGTACACAAAGACTTGCGGATGGTTCTAGAATTATGGGAGCGGTTAGAGGTCGTGATGCGATTTATGTTTGGACTGACACAGCTTTATTCACACAAAGATTTATTGGTCCTCCGTTTACATTTGGTTTTGCACAGGTAGGTACAAACTGTGGACTGATTGGACAGAACGCTGCAGTAGAAGTAGATGGCGCTGCCTATTGGTTTTCAGAGAATGGTTTCTTTAAATATGCTGGTGCTCTACAGTCACTACCATGTTTAGTAGAAGATTTTGTTTATAATGATTTAAATACAACAGCCAATCAACTTATCAATGCTGGACTAAATAATTTGTTTGGCGAGATTAATTGGTTTTATTGTTCTTCAGGATCAACTGTAATAAATAGATGTGTAACTTATAATTATGTTGAGTCTACACCTCAAAGACCTGTTTGGACTACAAGCACATTAGATAGAACAACATGGCAAGATTCTGCCGTGTTTGGTAAACCACACGCAACAGATTATGATGCTGACTCTAATAACTCTTATGATATTGTTGGTAACACAGACGGTTGCACCATATACTACGAGCATGAAACAGGCACAGATCAAGTTACATCAACAGCTACAACTGCAATAACTTCTAACATTGAGTCTGGAGATTTTGATATTAGTCAAGGTGGTGATGGTGAATTTTTTGCAAAGATAAGAAGATTTATACCAGACTTTGTTTCTCAAACAGGTAACACACAGATTACATTACAATTAAGAAACTACTCTAACGACTCACAAGCAAGTTCATCACTCGGTCCTTTTACTGTAACATCATCAACAACAAAGGTAGACACGAGAGCAAGAGCCAGAGCTGTATCTTTGAAGATAGCAAATACAGCGGCTTCTCAGAATTGGAAGTTAGGTGGATTTAGATTAGACATACAACCGGATGGTAGAAGATAATGGCAAAGATAGTGCAAATATTAACAAGACCCGCTAGAGAATATAGTCAAGATGTAGCTGATGCACAGGTAAGAGATCTTGACAGTGTTATTCAAAAATTGAATACAACATATCAACAAGAACTAAAGGATGAAGTTGACGCGCAAAACTTCTTTTTAAATTAATGGCAAATAGTTTTATAAACGCAAAGGTAGATCTAACAACAACTGACAACACAACGTTGTACACAACACCTACAGCTAATGTTGCTTTAGTAAAATCTTTATTAATAGCTAATGATTCAGGTTCTAGCTGCAATATTGATGTTACTCTAACAGACTCTTCTGGCAATGTTTTTACACTATTTAAAACTAAAGCCGTAGACACTAATACGACAACCGAACTTTTAACACACCCTCTTGTGGTGGAGGAAAGTGAGATATTAAAAGTACAAGCTAGTGACGCGAATGAGCTGCACGTTATAGCTTCTATACTGCAAATACAGCCAAGAGAGGTAACAACATAATGATAGAATTAAAACCAGAAAAAATTATAGAGACTATATCCAACTTAAAAACTGGTGAAATATACAAGGATGAGAAGGAGTGGAAAGCTAAAGGGGTGCCGGAAAAGGACATTAGGAGAGATGTTAAGGTAATTATGCCAAGTCTTGATTTATTGCCAAAAACCAAGTAGATTGGAGTTTACAGGATTTAAAACCTGCCTATAACAATTTAGCTAAATTATGACGATATCAAGAGGACAGATGAAAAGACAATTATATCAAGGTGGCGGAATTATGAGCCTTTCGAAAGAAGGTATTGGTGGCGGTGACTACAGAGGTATTGATATGGGTAGTCGAGCAGGTTTTGGTATAATTAAAAAAATTACTAGAGGCGCTAAGAAAGCTGTTAAAGGAGCAACTAAAGCAGTTAAAAAAATTGCATCATCTGACATAGGTAAGGCTGCATTATTATATGGTGCAACTGCAGGACTTGGTTCTTTAGCTGCAGGTAGAGGTTTTGGTAGTTTAATGCAATTAGGAACATACGCACCAAGCAATGTTTTTGCTAATTTGGGAACTGCTGCAACTAGATTTATGGGTGGAAAAATAGCACCAAATTTAGTTGACGAAGTTGCATTAACAGGTCAACAAAATATGTTTCAAAAAGCTCTAGGCACAATAACAGGTGGTGGTAAAATGGGTGGTATAGGTAAACTAGCCACACTAGGATTGGTATCTAAATATTTAACAGATACATTAGGAATGCCACAAGAACAAGCTGAAGCAGAATTAGCTAGAGATCCATCAGGATATTTAAGACAATATTACACAAACTTAAATCCAAACGCACCAGAAGAAGAAATAGCAGCTTTTGTTGCAGCCAATACATCTGAGTACGCTGTAGGTGGTAGAGTAGGTTTTGCAAACGGAGACGAAGTTATAGAAGAAGAAGGATTACCAAAATTAAAAACTATGCCAGAGTTTAAAGGTAATGAAGTTAGACCAGCAGATATGATGATGGCTGGTCCAGTATTACCACCAGACCCAACACAACCTGTAAATCCATTTGGACCTAAACCAGGAGACTTTGGAATCGAAGAAGACATTCCAATAAAAATGGCATCTAATTTAGAGAATGATAAAATATTAGAAGCTTTGTTTGAAAAATATTTAGAGATGGGGCTATCTCCAAAAGATGCTGCAAAAGCAGCACAAGAAGAATTTGAGAGAATGAGTATGATGAAAACAGAGGGGAGAGGTCTAGCAGCTATAGGCGGTAAAATGGATAGTGCAAGCGATAACGCTATGCAAGCGGCAGCAGTTGAAGGGCTACCTTTAAGACAAAATCCTAAAGGTATCATGGAATTAGATTTAAGGGAAGAAGCTGGATTTATACCTCCAGTTGGTATAAAAGAAAAAGAAGATGATATCCCAGCGATGTTATCAAACAATGAATTCGTATTTACAGCTGATGCAGTAAGAGGCATGGGCGATGGTGATGTCAATTTAGGCGCTCAAAGGATGTATGACATGATGAAAAAATTAGAAGCAGGAGGAAGAGTATAATGGCTGAAGTAGTAAGAACAGCCCC